TCCAGACAACGGTGTTGTTTATCATTTCTACATCTTCGTTGATTGTGTCGGCATCGGACAGCCACTCAGGGCAGTTCGGAAGGTCTTTTATTTTCATGGATTTCCTCTAGTGCTCTGTTGCGCTTGGTTGTTGGGGGAGACTCATATCCTACGCTCTTTTTTTTCCGTGTCAACTATATTTTTTGATACCTCTTAAAAAATCCTATGGGTACTCCTCCTCGCGCCTATCTAAGGATCGCGCGCGAATAGCACTTCTCATGCCAACCACCAGAAGGGGGGGGGGGTCAGAAAATTCCTACATTTGGCCCTGGGCTAGTTTCGCTTTTGGGTACGCTGTTATACTATTCGTCCGACCCCGCCAACCAAAAACCAAAATCCAAAAACACGCCAACCCTACATAGGTACATTGACTCTATCCCACTATTACCCTATAATAGAACTAACAACACACCACTCCCATACTCCTCATGACCCTTAACCACCTCAAACACCTATGGGCCGCCGCTGGGCACGGTCACTCCCTACGCGGATCGCCGGTATACAAACTTCATGGTACATACTCCGACCCGGATACAAACAATACCGCCTCCAACATTCGCCCCGACGCTCCTAACACCGGCACAAAAGAAAGGACTTCAATACCAAACACGAGTGGGCAAGTGGCTACAAAAAGAGGCTGATTCCATTGGTTGGACTTTGCACTCTTCTCCATGGCTTCTTGGACCATGCCAACCTGATTTCATACTTGAATCCCCTTCCTTATGCCTGTTATTAATAGAAGTAAAGCTAACGCAAACGGATTGCGGCCTACAGTTCGCAAAGTACCGAGAGGTACTAGGCCCGATTCCGTGCGTCCAAATAACCCGCCGATTAAAGTCGGTCCCGACGATGCGGAGCCTGCTCGACTTCCACCATGGCGGTCTAATGGGTTTGTACTTATAAAGGATGGAAATTGGGATAGGCCGAAACCTATATGGCGCCGCCGCCCATTGGATTATACACCTGCCGCGGCAATTGAAGACGAGGAGCTCTTTGAGCGGTTTAATGGGTATTTTGAAGATTGCTTTGATAATGACCATGCGCCCACTCTTTCGGATATGACTGCTCACGCAGGATACGAGTCAGTTGTCCAAATGGTCAATGATGCTCGCCGCCACGGTCCTGTTCGGATGCGTGGTATGTCTCGTGCAATCCTTGCAATTCAAGCTCACTATGAAGAGTTAGCTCAACTAGGACATAGACATGCTCTTGCTATCTTAGAGCGTATTCCACAATTCGACTCACGAGAAGCGCCCGAGCAAATTGCTACTCGTGCATTCGAACCGCGTCCAGAGCAACACGTAGTTCAAGTAACAGGACTACAACGTGCCGAAGATCAGGGTCGGGAACTATCTCCTATCGACGCCTACAACCAAATAATCCAAAAACCATCTTTTCAAGAAATTGCTAACGCAATAGACGTTAGTGCTGGGGAAGATGGAGTTTTTTCACTACCTGACCTTGAAGTCAGTGACGATAACAACAGCATCTAACGCGAGGACTCTAAAGGAATAATATAATGCAATAACATACTATACGGACATAGTTAAGCCCCTCAACTATACATGGACATAGTTGAGTTTCTTAACTATACGCAGGTAAAAGATATGAGTAGAAATACATAGTTATACTGGCTTGGTTGGCGGAATAATATGCCCATAAAATATCTTGAGGATGATTATATGCCTGAAGGAGTGGAACAAACTCGGCACTACAGGGACGTTTCGGATATGTTAGTCCGAGTATACGACTTGGATAAACGAGTTGCGGTGCTAGAGAATACGGCCCGTGCTCAAGACGTTCGGTTAAACGTTATCTCGAAGACCGTCGAGTTGATAAGGGAAGAGCAAAAAGAGTTAGGAACTAAGTTATCAGTAGAGCTAGATAAGCTCTTTAAAACACTCTTTGAAACACTGAATGAGCACGTAGTAGATGACCAGCGCCGCCAACTTAACATCGCTGGTGTTACAATACTAACCCTAATAGGTGTGATGACGACCCTAATAGAATTATTTTTTAGATGACGTCCATGAATAACTTAGAAGTATTTATCAATGGTATACGGTATGTTCCCGCCCAGGATACTACTCCAAGGGTTGACTATGCCTTTTTCTTTAACTCTATTCGAGCATCCTTATTCAAGGGGTCCTTGAATCAAGCCCAAGTTGAAGGATGTGAACTGTTAATTGAAACATGCACTCGGTTTGGTCTGTCTCCCCTTATCGAACAAACCGCCTACGTTCTTGCCACCGCCTACCATGAAACTGCTTTTACTATGAAGCCTATTGAAGAGTATGGAGGTAAAAATAAACCCTATGCTCCGTGGTATGGTCGTGGATTTGTTCAGCTTACATGGGAAAGCAACTACCAAAAGATGCAGAATCTTCTTGAGAACCTCCCTTATGTTAAGGAGAATAACATCCCATACGAAATCCATGCCGACCCTAAACTAGCTCTTCAACCGAAAACAAGTACACTAATTTGTGTACTAGGTATGAAAGATGGAGTATTTACTGGAAAGAAACTCACAGACTACATCAACTCATCGGTAATAGACTACTTTGATGCTCGGAGAATTGTGAACGGTACCGACAAAGCAGGCACTATTGCTAAATATGCTACCCTATTTACGAATGCTCTAAAAAGCAGCTAGGAATTTACTATGAATAAGATCCTGTTAGGCTTAACTATACTTCCTGTAACGGCCTTGGCCGCAACTGTTGATCTTCGGTGGGATCCTGTTGAGCAGGCTGAAAGCTATCAATTGGAGATGGCTAGAGCTGAATGCACACTAACGCCCTGGGAGGCGGCTGGAAACACTACGGATACAACTTATACTATCTCTGATGTCCCACAAGATTCCCTTTTACTCTTCCGAGTAGGCTCTGTCAAAGGAGAGCTAAAAGGTATCCGCACATGGTCAGGGGCTTGGTATGATTATCGGTTATTACCGCTAGATACTCCTTCCGGGGCAGGAATAGAATAACCCTATGAATCGTGAAAACGTACTGCTCTTTGTAGCATTTGGCTTAATCTTAGGAATCGTAGCCCTTCTGATATTAGTCCCAACTACTCCGAAGGAGGTTCAAGGATTTGTCATTAGCCTCGGTGGTATGTTTGCACGTAGCATCAGCACCGCATTCGACTTCGAATTCGGGTCGTCTAAAGGAAGTCGACAAAAAGATACATACCTTTCTGAACGTCGTTCGCAAGACACAGCTCCCTGACCATGTCCTCCCGCGCTATTAAGTTCTCCGAAACAATAGACTGGAAGAATCCTCTCCCAGCCTACGAGCGTATTATTGAAGCTCGAAAGGAGAACTTAAAGCGCCTTGCTCTTCAACCAGGTTCATTAGAACCCCTCCTACAATACTACCTAAACGGCCACTGGGCTGAGTTTATATGTGATTGGGGGGTAACATATGATCCTCGTGAGGAAGATATCCGACTCCAGTACCGACCATTTATATTAACCTCTCGCCAGATAGAGTATGTTGATTGGTTATATGACCATTATAAACATCGCTCACATGGTTTATGTAGAAAGCACCGCGACGCAGGTATGTCGTGGATTCACGCCGCGGTCGGCACTCTTCTCTGGCTAGCTCGCCGAAATACAGTAGTAATATATGGTTCTCAAACTGAGGATAAAGTCGATAAAGGGCCTGGAGATCCAGATACTCTCTTCTGGAAGATTCGTACATTCATAAAAAATCTTCCTCTTCCATTCCAACCGGCAGACTGGGTTAAGCAATCCAAGCACATGCTAGTAGTAAATCCAGTCAACGGGTCTGTATTAAAGGGAGGTGTAGGAGACAATATTGGCCGCGGCGGGCGATCTACTCTTGCCCTTCCGGATGAGTTTGCGGAAGTCCAACACCCACAACTAGTAGAATCCTCCCTAATTGCTAACTCTGATTGCATTATCTATGGTAGCACTATCCCTACTGAAGGGTGGAAGGCATCTCATTTTTACCGCCTTGAGAATCAATTTCCTGAAGAGGACGTATTTGTTTTCGAGTGGTGGCAAGATCCACGCAAACGTCAATCTCCTGATTTACCTGCCGAGAAAGAGCATTGGTATGTAAAAACGAAGCAAAAGACTTCCGACGAAGTATTCAAGACTCAGTATCTAATGGTAGATAACACCGCGTCGGCAGTTCAGTTTATCGGTGAGGATTTGATATTGGCGGCATTTGATAGGAATTCTTTAGATATTCAAATTCCTTCTGATCGTCCGTGGTGTATAGGGGTCGATGCGGCTGGTATGGGAAATGATAAGATAAAGATCTGGCGCCGCCGTGGTCGTTTAAACTTATCAGCACTAACTTTTGATTCTATGGACGGCCTACAATTAGCAGCAGTTATACAGGATGTTGCTAGAGGATTACTAAAAACTGGACCAATAAACCTCGTCTCTATCGAACGAGACGGTCCAGGGGCATCATGTGCTGACCAACTAAAATATACATGGTTAGCTCCAGTACTACAAGCAATTCATACTGGAGCACGCTTAGGAAACGGATTTGAATATAACCTACGAGCATATCTTCATAAGCAAGCCAAGGATTATTTAGAAGAAGAAGACCCATACATCCCATACTCAAAAACATTCCTAACCCAGGCTACCGCTATTCACTACGCCTACAAGACTGGGCTTTTACTAATTGAGTCCAAAGAAGAGTATCGGTCACGATTTGCAATGGGCAGGTCCAAAGCAGAAAAGCTTGCCTCTCGCAGTCCTGATGAGTGGGACTCATTTATGCTTACTTTTATGCTTCCTACTGGCAAATTGGTTAAATTTCCAGGAGCACTTACCTCTTCTATGTCTAGGGACTCTTGGCAACCAATTGACAAAGTTATGGGGTATTAGCTATATGGGTACTCGTTTCTTATTGACACTATTAATAGTATCTGGTATTCTAGTAGTAGTATCTAAATCCACTTTTACCCATTATCCACTGGAGTTTAGCATGCCAAGTTTATGGGATGTATTAACTAAGAGTAGAGAAGAGCGTATGCAAGAGCGTATGGCACAGCCTCAACAACCGGCAAAGCAAATGCCTAAGCAAATGCCTAAGGTTGCATCTCCTACCGCTCCGCCGGTATCAATGGGCAATACGCTTGATGCTATTAAGCGTAGAAACAAGATGCTAAAAGACATCTAATGTTTGCTCTCTCTGATGATCAGCTTATTTCTCTCTCCACTACTTTGGTAAAAGAGAGAGATAAGGCCATTACGGCCCGCCGAAAGAGTGGGATAGAAGAGGTATGGGAAACGGCAAGAGAACAATATCAGGGAATCGATGAGGTTAATAGAAAGGGGTCGGAGTGGACTAAGGGGCGTACCTTAGATGGCCCTATTAGTACAACTATGGGCAAAACAGGGCATGAAACTCGCAGTACGGTCTTCGTAAACATTACTCGCCCATACACTAACGCTGGAACTAGCAGGGTATCTGATATCCTTCTTCCTACTGGCAACAAACGGAATTGGGATCTCAAACCGACTCCAGTTAGTGATACTGCTATTATTACTAGGGAACTGGAGCGGTATCCAGATCTTATTGATGTGATGCCTGCTAGACTTCGACTTAAGGTCACTCAGCCTGATGAAGTTAGGATTGCTGCTATTGAAGTAGCCAAGTCTCTTATTGATGATTGGCTTGTTGAATCCAATTGGTACAGTGAGACTCGAAATCAAATTCTGGAGGCCGGAAAGGTAGGCACTGGCGTAATCAAGGGACCATTCTCCAAGAGAAAGAAACTTACTCCTGATGTCCAAGAATTCATAACCGCTATCCCGTTCGCTTTTGAAGACCCTCTAGAGGGGGCGGTGGTTCAAAAAGAGATTGAGAATAAGCTTCTATATCAACCAGCAATAGAATGTATTCCGGTAGAGAACTGCTATCCAGACATGCCTGGGTGTGGTACGAATATCCAGAATGGCCGCTTCTTTTGGGAGGAGGATCCATATACTACTAAGTCAGCTCTTGAGGAGTTGATGGAGGACCCTGATTATATCCAGTCTCAAATCCAGCTCTGTCTAGATGAGAAGCCAAAGACGCCTAGCGTAATAAAAGGTGGGGAAGACCAAAAGTCATATACTATATGGCGGCGCACTGGAGTCTTTGATTTTAGCAAGATGGTTGAGGAAGAAGGATATTTTTGTACCCCGGTCCTATTTGAACTAATCAACGATCGGGTAGTTCGAATAAGTCCAATGCCATTGGATGCTACTCATTTTCCATACCGCGTTCTCGTGTGGGAACCGAGATTTGATTCGTGGGTTGGCATTGGTATTCCAGAACAAATTGAAACTCCCCAGCGAGGACTTAATACAGCAATTCGGGCCTGTAATGATAACATGGGATGGAGTGTAGGCTTCCAACTTCTAATCAAAGAGGGGTTAATTGAGCCTTTTGAAGGAGAAGGGTGGAATCCCCATGCTTATAAGCGGTGGCGAGTTTTAAATGACTCTTTAAATTCCCTAACCGGCCAACAGTATGATCCAAAGCAGGCTATGGGAACTTTAGAATTCCCCAACTACTTAGATAAGATTCTTCCATTGACTGACTTATGGCTTCGTATGGCTGAATTGACTACTGGTTTACCTCTTCTTCTCCAAGGCCAGCCTAGTAGTGACAGCGTTGGTGTGACTCAAGCACTTCTAAATAATTCTATTACGAATCTTCGAATGTTTGTAAAGCAGTGGGATGATAATGTTTGTGCTCCGATCATACAGGATTTTTATGAGTGGGTTCAAAAATATGGTCCTGAAAACGCTAAATCAGATGCTACTGCTGAAGCCCTAGGATCTGCTGCGTTAATCACTAGGGACCTTCAACAACAATCTCTAATCCAGGTATTAGACCGTACTGTCCAACCCATTTATGGAAAGAGTCCTAAAAAAGCAATGGATATGTTTTTGTCTGGCCTCCAATTTGATCCTAAGCAATTGGATCTTGATGACGAGGAGCGTCAGCAATTAGAGGCAGCGCAATCAGCTCCAGACGCAAAGGTCCAAGTTGAACAGCTTCGAAGCGAGACTGACCGATTAGTGGCACAAATGAAGGATGCTACTGATCGTATGAAGATTGCATTGGACGCACAGCTTCGGGGGCAAAGTATCGAACAAGCTGCTGATGCAATAACAACTCAAGCTGCCGGAAATATTGCTCTTGAGGCAGTAAAGCAGGACAAAAAGAAGGAAGATGAGCAGGACAGGCAGGACAGGCAGGACAGGCAGGACAGGCAGCCTATGGAATCATCGGGTGAGCCTAGCTTAGAAGATTCTCTTAATATCCTAGGACTCAACCAGTGACTAATCTTCAGCGCCCCTATGAAAATCTTCCAATCGAATTAGTAGTTGGCAGAAAAAGGGTAGATATGGAAGGCTTTTTAGACAGTCTAGAATCAAAGAAAGCTCTCCTCCTTGAAGAGTGTGCTACTCCCCTTCTAGACCCTGATATAACCAATACCCTTCGTGGCCAAATAAAAGAACTACGAGAACTAATCCGCTCACTTTCAAAGCATAGGTAAAACATGTTTAAGTTAACACATCGATTGATGGATGAAGAACCAATGGATGGGGAAGGCTCGCTGGATGGGGAAGGCTCGCTGGAAGGTGAAGACTCTTTTGGAGATGAGCCTCTTGATCCTGAATATTTTGTAGGTGATTTCACGGCAGAAGATACCGCCAACCAGTTAGGATATGTGCGTGAGCTGCCGAATGTCCTACGGGGATTTGAATCCCGTATTGGAGAACTTATTAATCCAATCATGGATCGCATGAGCGGAATACAAGAGCGGCTTGGGAGCCAACCTGTATTTGAACCTAAACTAGATAAGGTTGTAGATGCACTGCGAACAGGGTTAAAGGATTATGATAATGGGGAGTTGGGAGATCGTCTAATTAACTCTTTAGTGCCGGCTTTATCTGAGGCTCTAAAGGAATCAATGGCGGTCACTCCTCTAGGGCCGGAAGCTCTTCAACCCCACATCAATCCTATGTTGGAAAGTTATAACCAACAAATGATGCAATCAGTAGTTCCAGCGCTAATCGATTCCCTACCATTTGATGCGGAAGCGATTGTAAGCCGGGATGCTAATGGTAATGTGACTGAACCAAAGACAGAACTACAAAAAGACTTCTTCAGATGGTGGGAACAAGCGGATGCTCCTACTCGTCGTGCTCTAGAGAATTTAGACGTTAATTATGCTAGAGCACTACAACGGTTTAGCAAATGGAGAGCTGACCAAATGAAAGGAAGGAAACAAGCAGCGGGCGCTACAGCCAGTCGCTTATCAGGAGGTAGACAAACTCCTAGTGTTGGACGCTCCAACTCTTCACCAACCCGTCTTAAAACAGAAGAAGACGGTTGGAATTGGTATCAAGCTCAAAAGGCAAAAGGTTGAGGCAAAAGGTTGAGGCAAAAGGTTGAGGCAAAAGGTTGAGGCAAAAGGTTGAGGCAAAAGGTTGAGGCAAAAGGTTGAGGTATTCAAATAATGGCTATTCATAAGCTAGCAACAGATACTGCCCGAGTCGGTGTCATTAAGGGCATTATGCTCGATACGGCTATGGCGGAAGAGGCATTGAGTTCTGCAGGAGACACCATCCCAATGCAGACTAATGCAGGTAATGTTTATAAGTTCAAGCGGTTTATTTTACCGTCTGGGACTGATAACCTATGGGTGGCGGCTGGAGGTGACGACGAGTTCGTACAGTCTCGGCAAGCGGCTGAGGGTGTGACTCCCACAGCCAAGTCAGTTTCCTCCACCATCATTTCTGCAACTCCTATTCGATATTCCGTCCTCTATGGATACACGAAGGAGACAGCAATTCTATTCGAGGATGATATTCCGCATCAGGAAGTAGAGTTTGCCGGAGATGAAATTCGACTTGTCCGAGAGTTCCATAACTTCGGTAAGTTGAAGGCTGCTACCAATGCGTTCTTTGGGGGTACTGGTGTTACCACTGGTACGGTTAATGGTACGATTACAAAGACTCTCTTAATGAAAGTTAAGCAGGATCTTCGTCGGTACCATTGCAAACCCCAGAATAAGGCACTAAAGGGCAGTACTGATTACGCTACATATCCAATACCAGGGTGTTATCCAGCGTATTGTCATACTGACTTGGAGTATGATATCCGTAACCTTCCTGGGTTTGTGAGTGTGGAGGAATATGGATCAATGGCAACTATTTCACCCAATGAAATTGGGGCAGATAGACAATCTGGATTCAGATTTGTTCTTACTCCTGAATTGACTTACCAACCAAATGCTGGTGCGGCAGTCGGCTCAACTGGTCTAGCCTCTGATAATGCTTCGAATATCAATGTGTATTCGATGATTGTAATGGGCCAGAACTACTTCAAGCAGGTCGCACTTCGTGGCAAGGACTCAGTTCGGGTAAACCATATCCCCTATGACCGTGCCGATAAGGCTGATCCTGGTGGCGACCGCGGTTATATCTTTGGTGAAACTTACCACGTAGCTGAGATTACTAACCAGGACTGGGGCGCTACTGTTGAAATTGGGCGTACTGCTATCTGAGGCTAGATTATGACTGCTTCTATTAAAGAGTATATCCAAGAAGTGAGTGATTCTGCTTCGCAGAGGGCATTATACGCCCTCTTTGAGGCGGTTCGTTCTGAGCTTGCTGAGTTGAAGACTGACTCAGTAATTAATGCACCAACTCTAAGCACTGGGTCTACCGCCGAGAATGTAGCTACTACAGCATTTCAATATCGTATTGATGGTGTTACGTATACCAAAGCGGCTGTTACTGCAGGTACAGCTCTAGGTATTACAGATACTATCAATACTGGAGCTGCTACTGGCACGTTTTATGGTGGATTCGCTGCTCAGATCAATGCTGGTGGTACAATCACTTTCAAGTCGGCTGCAACTGATCAAGTAAAGACTAGTGAGGCGGCTGCTGAAGCTGTAGCACGAGCAATTACGGCTACTGCCGGGAATGTTATCATCGGTTATTTTGCCGTTGGTGCTACCGCTGATGCAGATTGGGTAGCTGGAACTGATGATCTTACGGCAGCGTCGGATTGTACTAGTGTAACTTATTGGTCGGCAGATGCCGACCATTTTCTAACGGAGTAAACCTATGGCTTATGTTGCTGTTTCTGCGGTAACTGGACTTACAGTTGCCTTTCAATCTCAAGGTGGTACGGCCTCGGATTATTGCGCAATTCGAGGATATGGTACATATACTGCTGCTGACTTCTATCTGGACTACTCTAATGGCCCTGGGTTTAGCCCGTCCAAGGTAGTAGTGACTAACTTAACAGATGGTACTATGGGCGTATGGTGGCTGAGTGGTACTGGACTAACGAAGGTTGGCTATACACAGGTTGCAGCTGGAGATAAGACTCTTGTTGCCGCCGCTAGCATTGGTGTAGCTTATTCAGATGGCCACCTCAATGTAGATGTCTCAGATTGTTGCCCTATCACAACTAATGATGACTTTCTAATCGAGTGTTATCGATAATGGAGACTATATGGGGTGCCCTAGTGGCACTCCAGAGGTATAAACATGGCTGATACAATTACTACAACCACTCTTCGATCAGAAGGCAGATCTTATGCTTTTTCTAGACTATGCGTTTCAGATGGCACCGGAGAAAGTGGAGCAATAGTTGTAGATAAATCAGCTATGACTATTGGCGGTCAATATCCTGCGATTGCTGTGAGTCATGCGGCCATTGAACGAGTTAGGGGTATCAACTCAGGATTTACTACTATAACTCTCTCTTGGGATCACACCACAGATGATGTGGCGTTAGTACTTCCTGCTGGAGCTATCAACATGGACTTTCGAGATGTAGGTGGGTTACACGACCCTCAATCTACTGGAGGTACAGGAGACCTCTTAATTACCACTGCTGGTGCAGACTCAGGAGATTTGTACCACTTAATCATTGAACTTACTCTCTACGCATAATGGCTACTAAAATAATTCAAAGGTCTTTGGAGGCAGATGATACTGCTGGTCCTAAGATCGAAATTAATACTTCCCTACCGTTAGTTGATGATATCCCACAAGATGCAGATGATAAGCTATTTAGGGAACTGGCTTTTTTAAATCAGCTTGTAGAGATTGTGCTACAGCCTTTAGAAGCATCTATGGGTGAACCGTCGGTTCCTATTAGTGTAGATGGCGACCGTATATCTTTAACCCCAGGAATTCCTATTACAGTTCGGCGTTATCATCTTGATAGGCTTATTAGGGCTCGGCCTGATTCTGTTACTAGGGACGGCGGCGAAATTTCTATGCCTGAAAGTCAACGTAATTTAGTGTATCGTCAAAGTTTTTCTCGCTATAATTTTGACATAATTAAAGATACACCTGCCGGACTGGATTGGGCCAGAGAACTTCGTAGAAAGTATACTCGTCGATGAACTTCAAAGACCTTTGCGAGTTAGTATTTGAAGAGGTTAATGGAAGGCCATTAACCTTTTCATCTATTAGCCTAAGTACGTTAACTGATCCATTGCAGCGCCGCGTTGTCAAGGAAGTGAAGAGGGCTTATTGGGATATCTTGCTTTATTCACGACATTGGCGGTTCTTATTCCGTCGCGGTCTGATGGCTACGCTATACTCCAACACCTACGACTACCAGCTATGCAATATCCAATCTTTTGATTGGAATAGTTTATATCTTACTCAGGATGATACTGATGCTCGTTGGCCTGTATATGAAGAGCTGTTCGACTCTTGGAGTTTAAGAGAGCAAACAAGTCAAGAGACTATTGGGATTCCCACAAACATGATTCGGTCTAGAGAGCCAGACCATTGGCTGTTTTGGCCGATTCCTAATGGAACTTACTATCTAAATGGGAACTACCAATATAAACCCTCTAATTTCTCTCTAGCCACGGATGTACCTCTCTGGGATGAGGAGTATCATGAATTAATTGCTTGGATTGCGGTTCGTCGCTTAGAAGCTCGTGTAAAAACTCAGGATGAGATTGTAAGCCAGCTTAATACTCTTGAAGCTATTCGGCTTACTGGGTCTGTTGGAGATAGGTTCTTAGAACGATATTTTCCAAAAATCGGTAATAACTACAATATTTACTCCTTTGGGGGATAATAATGGCTAACCCAGTTGATGTTAAGTGGTTTTCGTCTGATATGGCTGGTGCTCCAACGTTATCTGGGGAAGTAGGTAAGACGATTGGAGTTCTAGACGCTTGTTTAATCGATGGATTTGGAGACATAACGCTAGATAGTGTTAGTGTTTCTAGTAGTATCGCTACTGCTACATATAGTGCGGGTCATGGGTTTCTTGACCACTCGGTTATCCTTATCGCCGGTGCAGGTGATTCCTACGTCAATGGTGATAAGCGAATAACGTATGTTAGCTCTACTCAATTCACTTTTGACGCTACTGGAGCTGGCGATGGATCAGTTAGTGGAACTATTACTGCCAAAGTTTCTCCAGTAGGATGGACTAAAGATTATTCTGGAACTAACAAAGCCGCTTATGCTAGGAGCGATGTGACAGCTACAGGGGCTTTACTTCGTATTGACAACTCTGGTACTGGCTCGGCTACATACATACGAGTGCGGGGCTATGAATCGATGACTGATGTTGATACTGGTAGCGGAGAGTTTCCTACAGACGCTCAAGTATCTGGTGGTCACTACTGGGCGCAAAGTTCTACAGCATCTTCTACTACTAGAGAGTGGAGACTAGCCGCGGATGGACTATCTCTCGTCCTTTGGGTTAACCACAGTGGCACTGCTACTGCTGCTTCCGTCAATTACTTTGGTGATTTAGAAAGTGAAAAGGCTAGCGATGCTTATTGTGCAATGCTAACTGGTGGGGTAACTACTAGTGTGGCTAGCATGAGTGGTTTGGTAGGCACTAGCGCCAATAATAAGTTTATGCCCAAATCGTATACTCAGGTGGGAACATCTACTGAGGGTATTTTTAAAGGTCATGTACTAAATAGTAGTGGTATGGGTTATGCTGGCAGTGCTTATCCATCGGCTCTAGGATCTCAAGTATACATTACTAAGCCTGAGATTTGGGAGTCGGCTACTGTATTCAGAGGTACAATTCCGGGTGTCTATGCTCCTATCCACGCGGCTTCTGGAATCACAGATGGAGACTCTACTACTTCTATAACTGGATTAGAAAATAGGGTAATTCAGTTCTGGAGGGCACAGGCTTCCTATTGTGTAGCTGTTGATCTGACGGGGCCTTGGAGATAATGGCAGGTTCAATTTTACAAGAGCTTCACAGTTACGACCTAGACTTTGGCGGTTTAGGCCAAATTTCTGATACGATCGATGAAGAAGGTACTGCTGGGGCATATCGAGTACGTTTATACCATCGCTTGACTGGAAAACTTATTAAGCAGGTGTGGAGTCATGCGGATGGAACATATACGTTTGACCACATTGCTGAGGAAAGTGAAGGATATTTCGTAGTTGGCTTTGATCACGGGGCAACTCCTGTGCAGGCAGCAGTAGGAGATTTGATTACTCCGGAGCCTATGTAATGCCATACGAATCCCCAGGTTCAGCTACTCTCCATCTAGGAGGTGGAATTGAGACTGTTGGATCAGCAACGCTCCACTTGGGAACCACTTCGTCCCTAGTTACTAGTTCACTCAGTCTAGATGGTATCCTAAAAGGAACTGGGATAACTGCAACCATTAGTTTGGGTGGATTATTACAACAGGCTCAAAGCAGTGTAGTATCTCTGGATGCTATTTTGACTGCGGGAGGTACTGAAGAATCGGCCTCATTAGACGCATTCCTTCAGCAAGCTCAATCACTAACAGCGTCTATAGATGGATTATTACAAGGCAGCCAACTTTCTACCACTCAAATTGATGCGTTATTACAGTCAATTGCTTCTAGAGTAGCTAGCCTAGATGGATTGTTATCAGCCGAAGAGATGGCATCTATCAGCCTGGATGCCATGCTTCAAGCAACTAAGTCAACTAATGTCAGCCTAGACGCCCTTTTGACTGGTGGAAGCAATATAGAATCTCTTAGCTTAGATGGGTTATTGCAATCAGGCTCCTTAAGTGCAAGCGGTCTAGATGCGGTACTTCAAACTTCTAACCTAACTACTTCAGGTCTAGATGCGTTGTTAAGGAGAATTGGGTCTACAACTGTAGGTATGGATGCTATAATCCAAGGCGGAATGACTCAGAATATTGAATTAGACGCTCTGCTTCAGCTAGTAAGATTTAGCACTATAGGGTTTGATGCAATACTTCAGCTTTCTTCGGTAGCAAGTGTAGGTATTGATGCGGTACTAATAATCCAACTAACTCAAACTAGCTCTCTTGATGCGTATTTACTGGCTTTGCTATCTTCACACACCCAACTCGATGCCATAGTCGGATTCACAATATACCAAGGATCGCAAGATAGGCTAGTTATCATCTCAGCTTCAAACAAGCTTGTGGTTATTCCATACTAAGCTATGATATTCCAATTCGCCAATAACATTGAGCAGGCCAGTACATACCATACAGGCACACCTAACTATGTGGATGTTAGTGCGAGCTTTAGTGCTACTGAAGGGCATGAGAAGTTTACTGACGCAGAGACGGATAATAGTTGGAGTGACGGGGATCAGTTAGCAATCCGAGTAGAACAGGATGCTACTCATGTTTGGGTAGGAGTAGGAACGTGGGATGCTACGAATAAATATATCGAGATGGATACTCAGGAGTCTGGGTCTATAGGAACACTAACTGATAGTGCGTCTGTAACCGTTACTGCTACGGTTACACGAGGATCATTAAGGCTACATGCTGGTCGAATGCGGCGGTCTTCGACCCAATCGATAAACAGTGGCTCTCACACGTTAATCCAATTGGCTACTGCCGACTTTGACTATGGTGGGATTACTACAGTAGGGTCATATCGGTTTGATATTATCAGAGATGCGGTGTATCAAATCTCTTTTGGAGCAGGTTTTAATGGGTTATCTGCTGGAACTCAGATGGCAGGAACAGCGTATGTGAATGGCACTGCTATTTACCGTCATGCAAGTGGGGCGTGTGCATCTACAGGAGATGTTAGTGTGTCAGGGAGTTTTCCCTATGAACTAGCTGCTGGAGATTATGTAGAATTGCGACTCTACCATAATCAAGGGTCAGCTGTTAATACATCCTCTTTCACCCACTACCAGCCGTGGCTGGGTGTTACTCAGCTAACCTATTGGTAAGTAGATGCTAGGCTCTAGGGTTCTTGGAGAGGGGATTTTAGGTGGAGAACTATCTACTACAGACGCGGTAAAGATAGTTGTTTCGCTGGACGTCCTACTAAAAGGAACAGGAATTACTAGTATTGTGTCTGTGGACGGGTTGCTTCAACAGATTGCAGTAACTTCTACAGCAAGCTTAGATGCAGTTATTGCCAGTGCAATATCAATTCCAATTGACGGGCTATTGCAAACTTCAGAGGTAATACCTACCAGTCTAGATGGGCTATTGCAAACTGGAGGTAGTATAACTTTAGGTACAGATGCCCTTTTAAGGGGGATAAAGACCTCTACTACTGAGATTGATGGACTTGTTCAAGATACACTATTCCAATCTGCTTCTATGGATGGAGTTCTCCAAGATAGTTTTAGTAGGTCTTTGGCATTTGATAGCTTACTTCAAGACACCTACAATTCAAATGTAGGATTAGATAGTCTGGTTAGGGACACTATTAGGAACATACTTTCTACTGATGGTCTTTTACAAGCATCTTATGACAATAATATCACACTAAATGCTTATCTTGCAGTTGCTCTGGGAACTACCCTTTCTCTATCTGCTATTTTAGCTTCACCAATAAATGAGAGTAGACTGGTATCCATTAATGCTTGCGAGAGACTTATTTCTATCCCTACTCCAAGTGCTAGGGTTATAGCTATAGACCCTTCAGATCGATATGTCACTATTGCATCTAGCGAGCATATTACAACTATTACAGCTAGTGACTATATTTCAACTGTTACTTAGATATGAGGCAAACTAATGGCCGCAACGATTCAAATCCATGAAATGACAACTGACGCTGATACCGGAACTGATAAGACTTCTGGCACTGTACGGTTTAAAGCCGCCAATGACACTACTGTAGATACTAATGATCCACTAGTAATTCCTGGGGCCGGTACTGATTATAGTTACACCAAGAAGCTCCGTCCTTACATGGAAGCACCTCCGGATACTAATATCTCCAACATCCGATGGTATACAGATGGGTCTAGTGGATTTGGGACTGGAGTGAGTGTGTATGCCAAGAATATTGGTACTACTTTCGGCTCTCACTATGATACTGAAATGAGCGGCGGAACGGATCTCTTTACCTACACTAGTGGCTCTCCTCTTGATGGAGATGGTACAGATGCGGGGCCATTTGTTCCTGCAGATGATAATACATATATTGGAGACATTATTGAGTTGCAAATGTGGATTGCAAGCACTGCTAGTAATGGAGCTTTGTCAGCAGAGACATTAACGCTAGCATGGGATGAGATTTAATGATCCCTATAGCTGACCGCTATTCTTTTGAAGCAGAATGGCCGGACGGGAGGATTAGTCGTCTGGGTGGGAATATAAAGGGAGCCATAAAAGTCTCTCTTATTCCTGCTAAAGGGACTAATCTTCCACGACATGACCTTATAGGTCAACCATTTGTGCATAGATTCATGAGGTATTTTAAAAGGAATATTGTAGGTGGGTTTGATAAAGAGCGCTATTGGGCAGAGCTAGAGAAGAATGTTTCTTCGTTTAGGTTAGAGGCTAGGAGTGCAAGAGACTCCAAAGGTACGTATTCTTCGCCTAGTCCTGTATCTCCCCCTGCCAAACCAATTCAATTAGACGAAGCTATTCAAGTAGTAGTAACAGAAATCCATCGATTTTATGTCCGCCATTTTGATGGAGCTGTCTTGATAACTCCTCCTGACTATGAGTTGTATTTATGAGCTACATTCATAATAATACATGTCCAGTACAGTTAAGCAATGATCCTATTGATCCTAACTCAACTGACTGGATCTTTTTTTCTTATGAGAGCTGGCTGAGAAGTGACGAGACTATTACACTTCATACGAGTGTAATAGTGGGAGGAACAGCGATAACCGCGTCAGCATATTTGGGCACTGTAGTAGACGAGGAGGGTACTTCGTATACTAATACTTATGGTGTACAAGTAACTCCCACTGCTGGGGCCACTCAATTAAGTGTTACTCATCGGGTTACGACTTCTACATCCGGAATTGTAGATATCGGCCGCACAAATATTGATCACACAGCAGTTCTACAAGTGAAATCTCTCTGATGTATACTGGTCGGCATATTGGTCCTATGCTTTCTAATGGAGGGTCGTTGGCTCTTCCTAGGAAGTTACTTGCTCAACTAGAAGCTAGGATGCAGGCTACGAGTCAGAAGTTTGGATCGTGGACAGTAACATTAACTGATGGAACTGTACTAAGGGTATCAATCATAAAAAACGGACTAGTGCCTATATATAAAGCAGTAGTTATTTCTGGTAGTTCAACTTCTACTCCAGTTATTCCTAGTGACTTTATTTATCAATTAGCTGATACTCAAACCACTTATGATGTGTGGACAGTTACTAATAAGAATGTTCTTTCCACTCAAACTAATATAGTAGGAAGTTCTCTAGCAGGAAGTAGTGAAGATATGCTTCCTGCTAGTGTTAACACTGGTCATCTGAAATCTTCATATGTAAATGGAGCTTTTACCAAGGGAACTATTAATTGGGATGGTTCTAACATTTTCTGGAAAGGGATTAAAAGTAGTATTTCAACCCCAGGTTCATATTCTGCGAGCTACTTATACGAATTAGGTATAGAAGGGGGCGTACAAAAATATAGGTTGATGTTTGCTCAACCTAATATTCCTAAGTCTTTAAAGTGTATTATAGAAGATGGTGTGCTCAAACGAGATCCTACTGGTCCTTCTACATTTTCTAGTTATGCTTTTGCTCTTTCAGGTTTTAATTTTCTATCTAACTCCATTGCTTTACACCCTCAAGGAAGTGAGCTTGTTGGGGTTAGTATAAATGAAGACAATGAGTATGTTGCTACGATACTGTCTTATAATAAGGATACAGATACTTTTAGCACTAAAGAAGAACATACTCTAACTGGTATAAACCTACTTTGCCATGAAAATCTACATTATAATGGTGAAGGTGCTAGGGGAGATGGATGGTATATACAAGGAACGTCTTCTAGGGATTTACTTTATATTAGAGGGTGCTCGTCTCTATATAGCACCTATGACTTTGCTAACCCTACTTTAATAAAAGTATTTTTCGCATATGAAAAAGCTAGCCTTACAGATAATGGAGCTGTGTTTTTTAATGTGGACTCCGAAGAAGGTTCTGCTTATTCTAATTTTAACCAGGCTTTAGTATTTGGTTATTTTAATGTTAGACAAGGAGGATTTGTGGAACTTTATGCAAAGGAGTATGCTCTTTCACTTTCTTTTGATGAAGTTGGAACAATAAACTCAGACCTTGGAGGTATGCCGTTTTATACCATATTATCCTTAGCTATGCCTGTAGGTTCGTTAGCTTTCAATAATAAGAATTATTTATTCTGCCTTAAGGTAAATAGGTATCAATTAAAAACAACAATACCTATTGCATTTAGTTATACATGGTGTTCAAATTGTTGGGATACTCCAGATGGTGACTCTGTAGAGTGGCAAATAGTTGAAACATTAGGATCTGATGACTTAGATAGGTATGAGGATTGGTATCTAATTGACTCTGATGGACAAGTAAATACTTGGTCGTCTTTAATCGGAAGCTATAGTTCTAGTGTTCTTTGGAGTGGAGTTTTGGGTAGTCATTTTAGTGCGTTTTACTTATACTCTTCGGCGGCAATATCCTGTGTCATATATGACCCAGATGCCGACCCTCACTATGTATCAGTTGGTGAGTATGGGAGTGAAAGTGAGTTTGGTTATTATAGTTTACCTAATGCTACTTTTCCTACTACAGCTACTCTAAATGTGGATGAGTTAAATTGGAATATCAGCTCTACAGGAGTTGAAGCCGTTCAAATGAAATTTACTGTTCTAGGAGAGCCTCAGTTTTACTCGTGGCTAACACCTATCCATCGAACACTAACTAGCCAATCCAATTATAAACTTATTACTCATATCAAAAATGACTGAAAATCCTATTCAGCTTGGTCCTTGGACTAAAGGCCAAGATACATTCCATAGTCCACGCCATTCAATATTTCTTCCTAATGATAATGGGTCTAGGGTAGTCTCTGCTATTAATGTAGATTGGCGCAGTTCAGGGTGGCCTACTGTTAGGTCAGGATTAACGGAGCGATTAGTAGCCGCCGATGGGTTAACTGTCTTCTCAGGATTAGGATTGCTATTAGTTCAAGATGGTGGTACAATATATAGCATAAATACTACTACTTGGGCTACTACTAGTTTGGTTACTGGATTAGATGATACTACACGAGTAGAATTTTTAGTACATGGCAATCGCTGCCTATGGAGTAATGGTATTGTTAAAGGTCAAATCTATAGCAATGATACTGTTGGCCCATGGGGTTTAAACACGCCTCCAGTTGCATCTTTAACTGCTATAGGGTCCAGCGGATTTTCTGTAGGTAAGTATTTAGTAGCAGTTACCCTTATTGATGCCAAAGGGGTTGAACACTCTGCTAATAAATCAGCCTCAATTACCCTAAGCTCAGAACAAAGCATCCAAGTCGGACTATCTTCTTACGACTCTAACGCGGTATACGGGAAGATTTATATCTCAGACACAAATGGGGAAGAGTTATATTATAAGAGTACACATGCAGTAGGAGCTTTTCCAGTGACATTAACTGGCATTAGCGACTCCTATGAGTCGTTGCGCACTCAGAGTTTAAGTCCTCCTCTTCCATCTACATGCCTATTCTCCTACCGCGGATCAGTCATGGTTGGGGTTGAAAATGTAGTATTTCCAAGCCTTGGCGAATTTCATCATCTATTTGAACTAGACGAAGCCCATGTTTATTTTCCTGACACTGTCCTGTCAGGTATTGGTCTTGATAATGGTTTTTGGGTAATTAGTGCTAATGCAGCTTATTGGACTACTGGACAAGTCCCGCAAGAGTATAACACTACTCTAGTGGATACCAATAGGAAATACGCCAAGGGCAGTATTACACTGCCAGGAACTCTTTTTCCTACTCTAGGCACTTCTTCAAGTCTAGCGATCTTTATGAGTGAAAATGGTCCTATGGTAGGGTTAGAAGATGGCTCTATCTTTCCTCTCCTCCCCGATCAACTTCGTCTAGATGTAGAAGACAAATATACCTCCTTTGCATATATACGAACGACGGTAGATGAGGAAGAGGTAAATCAACTTGTTTGGTGTTTATCATGAGAATCGATAAGAGTGAGTCATTTGTTTGTAGAGGTGAGATGGAGCTTAGTGGAGCTACACTTACTTTGAAGGATAGTCAGCTTTCTAGAAACTGGCTAGAACAGCAGGATTTGGTAGAGGTTGGGATTCCCCTAAGTAGCTGCAAAGTGTGGGATGACTTATCTAGTAATCTTCCTGGAACTGCCGCCGCTGATGACCTTGCTATTGTTGAAGGAATCTTCGGAACTGATGCACCTACTATCCAAAGTGATAACCAAGGTTCCAATGGTACTCCAACTGCAGCGTATGCTCGGTTTATGGTGCCTATTTACAATGACTATGTGCTAGGAGAGTCAATACAATTAAGTTTTCGGGCAGGAATGGTAACTGCTGTGTCCGATACTACGGCTACTCTTGACTTAGTTGTTTATGTCAATGATGGAGATGGGGCAGTTGGAACTGATATATGTGCTACGAGTGCTCAGTCGATCAACTCCTTAACCAAAGCTGAGTATGACTTTACTATTACTCCTACTTCTCTGGCCTATGGAGATATCCTAGATTGTCGAGTTGCAATTACCATAGAGGACGCGACTACCGGAACAGTAATAGGAGAGATTAGTAAAATCTCTCTCCTTCGAGATATTAGAGGGTAATTTCAATGGGCCTTTGTGGCACAGGCATTTACGCTAATGATGTTCTCTGTGAGGTTATTGATAACCTTGATAACCTTATTGCAACTGCTGAAGCGGCAAAAGCGGATGCAGAGGACGCTATTACTGATCTAAAAAGCTATACTGAAACAGTTATTCCTGGATTAGCTGATATAAACTATGCTGCTAATACATCGGGAGTTAACAAGACATATGTAGCTCCCTCCACACCCAGCGAGCCTGATTATAGTAGTGATAAGCCTACTAGTCCAACTATTCCTAGCTCTTCTACTCCTCTAATTTCATCATCTACTATTGATGATCGGTGGAATGATGCTGCGTCGAAGTTATCCAGAGTTGCAACTAAGCGTGAACGGGATGCAGTTTATCGTGCATCTTCTATGGGGCTTGGTATGGCTAGCTCTGCTTTGACTATTGCTCTTCGTCGAGCAGAGGAAGAAGCAAACAAAGAAGCAGCAAATAAAGCCCTCACAGCTAATATACAATATGCAGACTGGCTTCGTGAAGATGCTAAGTTTGTCCATGATCTTGCACAGAAGGGCTATGCTAATGATATTCAGTCTGAACAAGCAAGACGCGGTGCAGAGACGCAACGACTAAATGCTTTAGTTGCTGAGATGCAGGCACAAATTGCATCTGAGGGTGAGCGGCGTGGGTGGAGTCAAATGCAAATTAATGATCTTCTAGAGCAAGCTGATAAAGCAACTGGGTATGCTTTAGAAAAAGCTAAGATTCTGGCTGATTTGACTAAGGATACTAATGAAGCGGTAGCACAACTTACTACCGGGTTGGCACAGGCTATTTATGCCGCGGCTAATTTTAATCTGACTGGTTCTGGTAATCAGTCTGTTAATGAAAGTATTTCTAGCTAATGGCTGTTTATAAAATCAGTACTTCGACTCTTGGGCTTAGTCAAGCCCAAGATAACAGGTGGAATAGTGTGGTTGGAGTAACGGAACACGATGGAGATTTATTTGTAGTCTCCAACGGTTATGGCCTATTCGAAGTATCTGGCAATACAGATCATGGATCAGCTATAGTTGGGTATATTACTACTGGAGAGTTATCTCTAGCTGGCCCGCAATCCTTTAATTGCCCTAAAGCAACTCTCATTGCAAGCGGCACAGGATCATTACAAGTAGCTAGATATACTAAAGAACAGGGGTCTGCTAAGACTCCTAATGCTTATTCTGTTACTCTGACATCTGAACAAGATGAGCATGAAGTTCTTTTGGAGACTCGCCAACATGCTCGCACATATCAATTTAAAATCACGATGACTGGTAGTGGGAATTCATTGGATTCTTTTGGAGTCTATGTAAACCCTGTTCGTCCTCGTAGAGGGTGAGATTATGGCAGGTATATTTATTCCTTTAGCAAAGACACTTAGACAACTTTCAAAAATAGGTACGGCTAGGCAGGCCGGACAAGCTCTTAGAAAAGATATTGGTACCTTAGCCGATGTTGCAGTAAGAGGTTATAAGTCTGTAGCTAGTCCGATAGGAGAATTTGTAGGAGGCTTGAGAGGCTTGAGTGGTACTGCTGGTATTCCTCAGCAACCATCTGTAATACCCGCTCAACCCGCTCACCCACGTCCAAGTATAGCACCTACATCTAACAGTCTTACTGACCAAGCTAATTATGAACAGCAATTAATGCGAGTAGGTGGTGGAAGTATAGCTCAGCCTACTGGCCAATTAGGGTATGAAATGCCAACTGGAACCCTTACTGCTGCTAACTTAGGGAAACAGGTTCCTCAGGGTGTTAAGCCGATTGCAGATATATTTAGTCCTAGCAATGTCCAGAAGGCTAAGGAAAATGCTCCTAATAGTACAGGAATAAACTTTGGTGTTAGTCAAGATACAATGGGAGCATTACGTAAAAGTAATGATATTAGTAAAGCTAGGGCCTATTTAGCTTTACCAGAAAATCAACGCGGAAGGATGCCGGCAGACGTAGCTGCTACACTAGGACAAGAAGCTCCTAGCAGCACTACTAATTCAGGATCGCCTCTAGGATCTCAATGGCGTAACGAGACTGATGCTTGGAATGAGCAAGTTAGTAGAGGGTCTGATGCTTTTTTGGCTACTGCTAGGGCTAAGAATATCGCGGCAGGGTTTCCTAAACGTGAACGGGCTAGTGTTATGGAGGCTGTGCTTAGTGATATGCTGAATCAATCTCAGTCGAAACAAGCTCAGACGGCAGGTCCTAGTTTAAGAGATATAGCTGACCTTAAGAGGCTAGGGCTACAACAGGCAGAAGCGTCTCGTAAGTCTCAATTAGAACAGCTAGGTGAGCAACGGGCACAGAGGGGAGAAAATCGGGCACAGCAAGCATTAGATTTTAATTCCCAGCTTAAACTAATGCAGGAAAATCGGGCACAGCAAGAGAATCAACGTGCTCAGCAAGAGGCATTACAAGGCCAAGTAAGATCAGCGGTTCAAAGAATGCCTCAGTTGTCAGGAATGGAAGGTCTTCTTAGAGAGGAGTTATCTAAAGGTGTATCTCCTGATACTGTTAATGAAAGATTGTCTCAACTCAGGACCCAACCTAAAACACCTGAAGAGCAAGCATTAATTGACGCTATTGATAAGGGGCTTACTGATTCTGACCCACAAGTTCAACAACGTGCCTTAATGGCTCTGATGAAGCTCTATCGAAGTCAGTTTGGAGCTTGATGTGAATAAGCTAGCCCAATTCTTGGACGCAATGAACAAAAGAGATGCTAAAAGCAAGCTCCCCAGCGGAGGAAGTCAATTTTCTATGGAAGTTGCTCTTGGTCCAAGTGCTAGCGCTAAGAATCAGGCTATGATGCGACTTCAAAAAGTTCGTCCTATTAAAACTCTCCCCTTGTCAGAGTTGGTAAAAATCCATGGCTGATCAAAATTATCCAGTTGTTGCACGCCCATCTTATTTAGATAGCTTTGGTGGGACTGTTCCTGTAATCAAGGAAGAACCTGAATGGAAGAAAGGAATAGCATCATCTGTAGATGAGCTTCAAGCTTTGGGAGGCGGGATAGTTGGATTAGCTGGGCAAGCTGTTGGTTCGGAGGGGTTAAGAGATTGGGGACTGGATGTTTATAGACGTAACATGCAGGAAAGTACGCAGGGTTGGCAAGCTCCTAAAGTAGCTAATTTGGAGGATATTAAGATAGCTGATCCTGGTGGACTAAGTAGAGCTGTAGATTGGGCAGTTTATCAAGGCACTAAAGGGTTAGGCACTATTGCCACTGCTGCACTTGGTGGCGGCGTTGGTGGAATTGCCGGGAAAGTTCTTGTCAAGGGTGCTATTAAAAAAGTTGCTGCTAATGTCCTTAGTAAGGCTGCTGTTGGGCCAGTAGTTTCAGCGGCAATGAGAAAGTCTGCTAAAAAAGCAGCTACCGGAATAGCTAATAAAGCTATAGCTAGAGGGGCAACTGCTGGAGCTGTAGGTACTACTTTTGGTTTGGAAAGTGGTGGAGAATTCGGGAGTTTAACCTCAGAAGGTGTGTCTCCTGAAAAAGCTCTTGGACCTTCTATAGGTGTGGGGGCCCTAAATTCTGCCTTAGAAGTTGTTCCGCTATTTAAACTTGCTAAGGATGTCGGACTTTTGCCATGGGCTAAGAAGGCAGTTGTTAAGGTTGTTAAGGCTGATCCTAAAGGATTGGGGAAGAGAGTTAGGCAGCTTGCAACCAATGTAGTTTTAGGAGCAGGGAAGTATGGATCAATCGAGGGGGTTACTGAAGGGTTGCAAGAATTAGTAAGTATTGCTGGGGATAGAGTAGCCAAGAATAAAAAACTCTTTGATGATCTGTCTGCCGAAGATAGGAGTAGGATATTAAATGCTGCTGCGCCCGGAGTATTATCTGGGGGTATATTAGGTAGCATTGCTGGGCCTGTTAGTAAACATGGAGCTGCGCCTACGGCACAAGGAGGTATCACTCAACAGCCTACGGCATCTCCAATTAAACCTACAGCTCCAAGTACATCTACCCCTCCTACGGCATCTCCAATTAAACCTAACGCTCCAAGTACATCTACCCCTCCTACGGCATCTCC